CAATGTTGAGCCAACCAGTTGGCTAACATCACCTGCATCATCTAATGCAACTACCCTATCTATTGCTGATGCAACAGGTATGGGTCGTGGCTTTGTACAGATTGATGATGAGATTGTCTTTGTTAACAGCACAGACAATGTAGCCAATACATTGACACTTACCCCATGGGGTCGTGGACAGCGTGGCACTAGCCCTGCAGCACACGAAGAAAATGCAAAGGTAATCGCAAGCCCAATCTTTCCACGAGCAGAAATTAAGAAGGCAATCAATAACACTATTGATGCTATGTACCCAATGGTATTTGCCTCTGGTACAACTGACTTTCCCTTTATTGCAGCACGCACTACATACCAGTTGCCAGCAGACTTCCAGGCAATCCTTGGTGTGACATACTCAACAGTAGGACCATCTCGTGAATGGTTCCCTGTTCGTGGCTACACACTAGACCACACAGCAGACATTGATGCTTTTGCATCTACTCGCAGTATCAGTATCTACTCAGGTATTACTCCTGGACAGACAGTACATGTGGCATACAAGAAGCGCCCTACATTGTTAGTAGATGAAGATGATGATTACGCAACAACTACAGGTTTACCATCATACTCAGAAGATGTTGTCATCTATGGCGCAGCCTTCCGAATGGTTTCATTCTTAGACCCATCACGCCTTGGTCCACAATCTGCAGCAGCAGATATTTTTGATGGCGTAACACCAGTAGGTTCTGGACAGAACGCTTCCAGATTCCTATACAACATTTACCAACAGCGTTTAAATGAAGTAGCGGACAACCAGCGCCGTCAACATCCACTTCGTTCCCACTACCAGAGATAAGGCAGACAAATGGCAGCAGGCGACCCAGGCTCCCCAGCGCGGTACTACTCCTCAACAGCAGTTGAAACCGCACTCGGTTCATCAATTCCCGCACAATCACAGGGACAAGCAAACACTTCGTTTATCGTTGGCTCCATCTCTGGTTTCCCAACTAATTACCCATACACTCTTATTGTTGACCCAGATACATCTAAGGAAGAAGTAATCACCGTTTACGCTGGCTCAGGCACAACCCTTAGCGTATATCGTGGTGAAGATAACACTCAGGCTGTAGCCCACTCTGCTGGTGCTGTCGTAAGACATGGTGTTTCAGGTCGCGACTTCCGTGAATCAGAAAATCACATTGCTGCTCGTGGTTATGACATTGACCAGACAATTCTTATTGCTGCTAATCAGACACATGTTCACGGTATTCAAACTGGCGATGGTGTTGTGGTTGGTACTCTTAAAGAGCAGACATTAACACGCAAGACTCTTACTACACCAATCATTGCTGGCGCCACTATCAGTGGAGCAGTAACTTCAACTGCCACTATTACTGGTGGAACAGTTACCTCTGCAACTATAACAAGTTCTACTATCTCAACTAGCACATTAACTGGTTCATTCACAGCATCTGCTGCAACTTTTGTAAGCCCTACTATCTCAGGCAGCCCAGTCATTACTGGTCTATCCAGCGCTGGCATGGTTGACTCATCTGCTACACCTAAGATTTATGTAGATGCAATTCTTGGCTCAGCAACAGCCGCTGCTACCAGTGCAGCATCTGCTGCAGCCAGTGCTACAAGTGCTGCAACATCAGCCACAAGCGCTGCTGCAAGTGCTTCTGCCGCTGCTTCATCAGCATCTGCTTCTGCAACTAGCGCAAGCGCTGCTGCTACAAGTGCTGCTTCCGCAGCAACTTCTGCAACTGCAGCGGCTACAAGTGCTACAAGTGCAGCGGCTTCTGCTACGGCTGCAGCCACCAGCGCAACAAGCGCTGCTGCATCTGCAACAACTGCTGCTGCTTCTGTGGCTGCTATTGCAGGATACGCTGCTGCTGCTGCAACAAGCGAGGCTAATGCATTAACAAGCGCAAACTCGGCTGCTACCTCTGCTGCTAGCGCGGCAACATCTGCAAGCACAATGGATGCAAGCGTAACTGCTGCTGCAACAAGTGCAGCATCTGCTCTTGCATCTGCTACAGCAGCAGCCACAAGTGCTGCATCAGCATTGACTTCACAAACCGCTGCTGCAACATCAGCAACAAGTGCTGCTGCTAGTGCAACCGCTGCTGCTACTTCTGCTACATCTGCCAGCGATTCTGCTACTGCTGCTAGTAGTTCTGCTACAGCAGCAGCAACATCTGCTGCATCTGCAGCAACGAGCGCATCATCTGCTGCAACTACATACGATGAGTTTGATGACCGTTACCTTGGTAGCAAGTCATCTCCTCCATCAGTAGATAACGATGGCAATACACTTCTTGTTGGTGCTATTTATTGGAACAATGTTCTTAACAATATGTATGTATGGTCAGGTAGCGCCTGGGTTCAGATTGCTACAACATCTGTTTATACGGCACCTACCCTTGGTTCAACTACCATTGCCTCAGGTACAACTTATAGCACAATAACTGGTCTTACTCTTAGTGGTGGTTTGGCTGATGCTGACCCAACTACAAACCTTGGTCTTGCTACTAAGCAGTATGTAGATACTATTGCTACTGGAATTAACTTCCACGCACCAGTTGTTGCTGCTTCTACAACTAACCTTGGTGTTACATATAGCAATGGTTCATCTGGAGTGGGGGCTACTCTTACTGCTGATAGCAACCGTGCATTTAACACACTTGACGGTGCTGCTGTATCTGTTGGTAATCGCGTTCTTATTAAGAACCAGATTACTCAGTTACAAAATGGTGTTTATACATTAACTGATAACGGTAGTGTTTCTTCTCCTTGGGTACTTACTCGTTCTACAGACATGGATACTGCTGGTGAATTGGCTAATGGAGATATTGTTGATGTACTAAATGGAGTGGTTAACCACGGAACTGCTTTTGTTAACTCAACTTCTGGAACAATTACCATTGGTACAACAGCCATTACTTGGGCTCCGTACTACACAGGTTTGCCAGCACAAACTGGAAACTCAGGAAAGTATTTAACGACAGATGGAACAACTCCATCTTGGGCAGTAGTTGACACACAATCCGTTGAGGTTATGACCTTAATGGGTGCATACATCTAAAGAAAGGTACAGCAAATAATGACTGTAACATCCAAATCGCTGTCTCGTACAGCGGCAGCAACATCAAGCACAACACTATACACAGTGCCAACCACAACAACAGTAACAGTTGTGACTAACATTGTGTTGGCTAACGCAGCAACATCGGCATCAACATCAACCATTGCTCTTGATGGAGTGGTAGTTGTGCCTGCAGTATCAATTCCTGCCAACTCTCTTGTGGGGTTTGATTTAAAGCAAGTGCTTCCAGCAAATGCAACACCTAAAACAATCACAGGATTTGCATCAACTACTGCTGTGTCAATCCACATTAGCGGAGTGGAGATTAACTAATGTCATTTCAACAATATCCTATTCCAGCAGCAGAAGGAATCCCAACTGGTACTACAGCGGAAAGACCAACTAGCCCATCTACAGGAGATGTATTCTATAATGGTGAACTAGGACTTCTTGAAATTTGGAATTCATCTGCATGGATTCCGTGTTCTGCACCCGCTGGTATTCCAACTTATACCGCAACAGATGTTGGTACATCTCGTGCTTTTACAAGTTCAGCAATCGCGTTTTCTATTACGCCAGGTACAAATGGTGGTTTACCATATGGCTACACAGTTTCAGCAACATCTGCAACTACTTCAGCAATTTATAGTGCAACAACATCCTCTACAACACCTACCCTTGCTGTAGGTCTTGCAAGCAATAGCCCATGGACAGTAACTGTAAACGCATATAATGGTTTTGGAACATCACCAAACTCAACACAATCAACTGTTACAACAACAACAGTTCCTGATGCTCCAACCGTTGCAGTTGGTATTGATTATCAATCTTTAAATGTAACAATTACACCACCTACTACTGGTGGAAAATCTATTACAGAATACACTGTATCAACATACTCATCAACTGGTTCGTTAGTTACTTCTGCTACAACAACAACTACAACATATACCGTACCTGGTTTAACAAACGGAACTACTTATACTGTTAAAGCAAAAGCATATAACGCCAATGGTTATGGTCTTGAAGGTGCTGGAGTTACTGGAACACCTAATGGTGTAAATATTAACTATCTTATTGTTGCTGGCGGCGGCGGAGGCGGAGGTCAAACAGTAGGAGGTGGCGGCGGTGCTGGCGGTATGATTACTGGCACTGGAGTTACTGCAGGTACTGGCAGAGTTTTAACAGTTACTGTTGGCACAGGTGGCGCAGGTAGCATAGGAACTGGCGAATCAAATGCTGCTAAAAATGGTACTACTTCATCAGTAACATCTTCAACTTCTGGATGGACTGCGCTTACAACAGTAGGTGGTGGTGCTGGTGGAAGTTACGCTGGTGATATGCAACAAAATGGCTACAACGGTGGCTCTGGTGGCGGTGCTGGTTTTGGTGTTTCACCTGAAAAAACAGGTGGTCTTGGTACTTCTGGACAAGGAAACAACGGCGGTAACTGCGGAACAACTGCTTATGCAGGCGGTGGCGGTGGCGGAAAAGGTGCTGCAGGTAGCAGACCAACTGGTAACACCAACGCAAGTAATCCAGGCGGAGCAGGTGAAGCCTCATCTATTACTGGTTCTTCTGTAACTTATGCAGGTGGTGGTGCAGGTGCTCAAGACACTGGCGCAACTCCATCATCTGGTGGTTCTGGTGGAGGCGGTAATGGTGGCGTAGGAAATACAAATGCTCCAACTGCTGGCGCTGCAAACCGAGGTGCAGGCGGTGGTGGCGCTCGCGACCGTGGCTACCCAGATGCATCAAGTACTGGCAATGGCGCACCTGGAGGTTCAGGTGTAGTTATTCTTAGTTTGTCTGCCGCTGCAACCTCAACAACTGGTTCGCCAACATCCACAACATCTGGTGGAAGATACATTTATCAGTTCAACGGCAACGGCACATTAACGGTATAAGGAGAATAACATGGCACATTTTGCAGAATTAGACGATAACAATAAAGTTATCAATATACATTTAGTAGCCAATGAAGTTCTTATGGTTGATGGCGCTGAATCAGAAGATGTTGGTATTGAGTTCTTAAAGGATTTTTTTCAAAATCCAGATGGAAAATATATCCAAGCATCTTACAATGGAACAATAAGAAAAAATTATCCAGCAGTTGGTTACATTTACAATAAAGTAAGAGATGCTTTTATAGCACCTAAGCCTTATCCTTCATGGATTTTTAATGAAGAACAATGCACATGGGTTCCACCAGTGCCAAAGCCAGCATACAAACCAAAATGTGTTCACATTTGGGATGAGATGTCGTTGTCCTGGCACGAAGTAACAGTTGAAACCGACATCTAATTAAAACTACGCCTGAGCATGCGTTTAAACTGCTCTATTTTTTATGCCTAGACAGAAGGAGACATAGTGGCAAGTCGCCCACCTGATATATCCGAGCGCGTGATAATTGACCTATCTGGTCGGACCGCTACTTACTATGACCCAACCACCTACAAGTTTGATGTGGCTATTGGTGGCATGCCATTCATCTATGCCATCACAGACCAGACTCCATACAAACGACAGACTGCAGAGTTTAGAACTCAGCGCTTTGACAATGCCCGTGACCCAGGTGAGCAATCACTATCTGGTTCAGGCTACTGGATTCGCTCGCAGTCATCCTTCCACTTAGGTGGTGGCATCACATACCAGGAGCCTATTGTTGGCACACCTGATGAGGTTAAGTTTCAGTTCTCTGACTCAGTGGGCATTGACCCATGGACACCAGGACAGTTGCAACTGCTCCACTCAACATCATTGTCACAGGCATCCACTGCTCGCTCTGGCGTGTTCTCAACCATCATTAGTGGTATTGAGTATCTCGTCAAGGTGACTGGCTCAGCAGCCGTTACAGCCCGCGTGACTCTTACTACTACCGCTGGCACAACAACGACAGTTATTAACAATACCCAAATCACAGAAGAAATTCTCTATGGTGCTATGGGTGGTAACGACCTTATGTTGGTTACACCTACAAAGGTATGGCGTTATTCATTTGATGCAGTCAGCCCTGCGCTACATCAGGACTACGCCATCAATACAGCCAATGCTACCTCTGCATTTATTGCCTATGTAAAGCAACGCTTTATGCTTGCCTTTACAGACACAGCCAGAAACACATTCGTCTATGAGTTGGTACGCAACACAGGCTCAAGCATTAACATCAGTACACTTACCGCTGTAAACGGAAGTAGTACCTTGCCTATTGGATTTAGATTCATGGGTATTACAGAGTCTAGCGCTGCTATCTATGTTGGTGGATTCTCAGGTGATGAAGGCTTAGCCCTTAAGATTTCTGTAGATACAGCAGGTTCTCTAAGCACCATGACAACAGTACTTGTCTTGCCACGAGGCGAAACACTTACAGCCCTATATGGATACCTTGGAACATTTGTTGCTGTTGGTACTAGCCGAGG